TCGTTGGAGAGTGTGACTGTGCAATAAGCTTCGTAGGGGGTTAACGTGATCTGAGAGAACGGCACATCCACATTCAAGGATGAACGGGAGGTCGTGTATTCATCGGACACCCATGCAGCTGTCGCAAAGTTGGAGATTTGCTGAATGGAAATTAAATGGCTATTGGTCTTAATGACCTTAGCGATGGTTCGGATCGGAGAGACCTCATTCAGCGAGGTATAAAACAATTGCTGATAAAACTCGTGGGGGACGGTGTACCCACCCAGGTTATCAGTACCGGATGCAAAGGTCGTTCCTGCGGCCTTAGTTTCCTGCGGGATGACACCCTTTCGCAGATAGCGATCAAAATTCTCTTTAGCCTCTGACGGTCCGGACTTCTCCGGGGTCGTGGGCGGGCGGTTCATTTTGGTCTCAACAGTGTCGAGACGGGCGTTCAAGGCGTCTACCTTGCTTACGGTTTCTTGTGCGGCCGTGCCGTACTTTTTCAGTTCGGCATCATGCTGATCGACGGCATCCAGGAAAACCTTAGCGGTCTTCTGGAACTCGTCTTGGATGGTTTTGATTTCGTCAGACATTTTTAACTCCTTTGGATTTGTTTACTTCTTCCCGCATTTCACGCATCATCTTGACCAGCGAGTGGAGTTCCGGATCGCCGTCTGCCACGACGGGAGAGTTCTCAGGGGCCATGTCAGGAGGCGGAGTGGATTTCTCCGAGTCCGCGTCTGCATCAGCAGTGGTGAGAAGTTCCTCTATGGCTTGTCGTGCGCTTTCTAACTTACTGCGGGTGGAGGCGCTTAATGTGCGCCCTATCTTCACTTCGAACTCACTGGTTAGGCAGGAGGAACTCTCGCCGGTAGCTGGCTCGAAGGTGATGCCATCGTGTGAACTGCAATGTTTCCGGGCTTCCGCTGCGCTCCATATATCTTTGGGGTAACGGTATGCCTGTTCGGTCATGGTAGATTCACCCTTTAGCTTGCCCACCAGTACCCGATATTCCTTGCCGTCTGAATCCCGCTTCATCGTGCGGATGGAACCATCCTCGAAGTCACCGGGATCGTGTAATCGACAGGTATGTTCATTGGGGTAGGGTTTCTCTTCTGTCGGGCCAACATCTTCCTTGACGGCCACGATCTGAGCTTCCAAATTGGCGGGGAACGTCACCATCGAAACTTCATAGAGCTTGACTTCCTTCAGGTGGCGAACGTCCTTGTCCCAGGTATCCTTGACCACATCGTAGCCAATGGACAGACCGCCCAATACGCCCTGCTTGGCAAGGCTACGGGCTTCCTGCGCCTGTCTTACATCGCTGTTCAATTCGGCCTTCATGGTCAGACCCTTGGGGCTGTCCTTGAGATTGGCAAGGCCGATAGGCGTATCTGTCCGGTGCTGCCATAAGAGGGGAACTTTGTGGTTCCTGTTCTTGAGGGTCCGGGTGAACGCGCCCGCGTCCACAATCTCCATCGCCTCATCCAGGTTGCCGTAAACGGAGGCCAGACCTTCTATCCAGCCACCATCTGCTCCCCCTTCGGGTTCCTCTACAACTTCAAATCGGAATGTCTTATGTAGCATTGTTGCCACCCCCTAATGACTGAGGCCGTCCCGAAGGACGGCCCCGATACTCCTGCTACGCGTGGTAGCCGAGCTAGTTAACTAGTAACAATAATTTCATTCCCTATAAGTGAAGTATCGCCGGTTTCAGTTTTCTTGCCGTTACACTTCAAACACTCAGCAACTAATGGGGAATATACCGATCCGCATTTTGGACAAATCCAACCCTCGTTTCCTGGTTTTATCTCATATGTATAGACAGGGTCAGCCAATGGATCACGCACTTGAAAAAACATATTCTCTCCTTTCCTATTCCTTTCCTATCGGTCGCCCGTAGTCCTCTACACAGCGACAGTTGCAAATGTTTCCCCCGGTAGCACCCAAACTGGAATCGCCGGGGAACATCAATTCTTCGCCATTCACTTGGAAGGGTTGATCGAGCGGGATCGTCTGACCATTGGCTTCGATATGCCATTCACGGGAGAGTTCATCAGACGCACAGATCCAACTGTGAGTATCCATCCCGGCGTCCCGCGCGAATGAATTTGTCCCCAATCCACTGGCCGCCTGAATCTCCGTTCGGGCAATCAGCATCGAGCGGGCAGGGCTGTCAAAGAACTCATCCAGCAGGGAAGCCGTCTCCGCTATCGCCATGCCGGATCGTTCCGCCTTGGCGACAATATCCTTGACCGCTTCCATTGTGGTGTCAGTGATGAACTTGATTTTCATCCCCGTATATTTGGCGATGTATTCCAGCACCCATTTCAACCATGTGTCCGCCTTGGTATAGGTCGGGTGAATTTCCTTGAAGCCGTCCCGGGCTGCGTTGGCGAAGTCCTCTGCCACGTTGATATAGGTGGCCTTGATGAACTTGGCCCATCTACCGCGATCGATGGCATCTTCTAGCTTGCCATCATTCTTGAGGGTTGCGATCACATCCGCCTTCTCTAGTCGGAATATCTTTGAGGCTTGCTTGGCTACGGCCTGTTCCCAGACCCCGCGTTTCCGGGCCACGATTTCCCATAGCCGGCGGCGGTCCTTTTCTTCCCGGTTCCCGATACACTTGATCGCCATTTTGATGGGAGCGGTGGTAGGTTGTGATTCCCCTGACATCGACAAGGGCATCAGATTGAACGGCACCAATATCACATTCCCGCCGTCCACCTCTTCATATCCGAGAGCAACACGCTTCTCATTTACCTTGAGAAACTCAGCAGCGTTAATCCTCGCCCACATCTTCTCCCGGTCCTCGGCCAGGGCTTCAATATCATCCTTGTCGTATTCGAGCCGGAGATTGTCACCAAATAAGGGAACAAGCCAACCGTTGAACTCATCCCGTATCCAATCCATCAAGGGCAGGATATTCTCTTCGTATAATGCCTTCCTGGCCTCCTGATAGGTATTGTAGGTTTTCTTGCCGCCTACAAACTCGGAAGGAATATTGAGGGCCATTGCAAGTTCTTCGGCGCTCTTTTGTGATCCCGCCAACCAATCCATGTCTTTGGGCGAGAGTCCCATTTCCTTCCAATCAAGGCCACCTGTCAGAATAGGAATGCGTCCGGCATTGCGGGTTCCAGAGAAAAATGTATCCCGCTCGTTTTTCAACTTCTCATAGTCTGGATCAGAAAGGTGTTCGGCTATAAATGCTCCGCTTGGTCGTCCGCTATTTTGCAATAGCGCCACGTTCCATGCTCGGCTCCAATTGTTCTGATCCATTGACTTAGCCGCAGCTTCCAAGGGAGACAATCCGTAAATTTCATTCAACGGATGAAAGAATTTAAGATGAAGGATAAACTCGGAATCAAACTCTGTCTTTTGGAGATTTCCAAAAGAATACCCGGCAATTGGATTTTCCGGCGTCCCTACCCGCACTTTCATCATATCTGGGCGTAAGGCATATAACTCTTTAGGCGGGCCGTTCTTAGGGCCGACTCGTTCAATATAGGCGTTCCCCGCCAATTCTAGGTAGCCGATCATCTGTTCAATAAACTGTGAACGTCCCATTCCCGGCGATGGTTTATTCCACAGATCCAGCAGCGGATGGGTGTCAACTTCATTCAGCTTGGAACCCCTGACTTGGAACAATCCCCAATCAATACCAGCACAACTCCTGGCAATCAAACCGACCGCCGCAAAGATGTATGGGTTTTCCAGGTAGCCGCGTTTAGTCAAGTCTGCATAGTTCGCCGGTGTCCAAGCCGGATCCCCTAAACGATACATGGCGACGAGGCTCTTGTTGGCCTCGCTTGACTTGCCACTAATGGCCTGCCCGATTCGTTGTAGTATGTTCATCTCTCTCCCTAAACCCAAAGGATTTCTGCCCTTGGACCGGATAGCCCTAAAACGACGTAACGCAGGGCGTCCGCATAATGATAGCTTTCCTTGTCCCTGATCTTGTCCGTGGTCTGGCCGTTATCATCTAGTTCCCTGGAGTAGGAACCAAGGTCATCCCGCAACCCCCGGAGCGTGTCGAAGATATAGAGCCGCCGGGCCTTGAACAATCCAATCACCCGGTCAATCCCGGCTTCCACATCGACAATCGCAGGTTCCCTAGCGCTGATTCCCGCCGCTTGCCAGTCCAGCCGATATTGCTTCTCCGACTTCGCCCCCAGGAACCAATTTGCCACGTTCTCATTGGCAGCCAGCGACAGGGCATGAGCAACGTGCTGGCCCGTGGTTAATCCCCCTTCACACGACTCACGGTAAGCGTAGTAGACGTTCTTAGCCGTATCGTGGGCCAACCACACCAGCGCCGTGTGCACGGCCCCTGGATCAATCCCAACGTATCTAGGCCATTCCTGGGGGATGGCGAAGGATTTGATCTTGTGACCCTCATATTCGTCCAGGTAGTCCTCGTAGATCAATCCCGCCGGCCTTGTGAACTTAGCCTCGTAGAATAGCTTGAACTTCCAATCGGGCAGCGTATCCTTCGCCCGCTGGTATTCCTCTTTGGGGAATACCGGGTTCATAATGCTGGGGAAGTTGATTACGTCATAGTTCGGATCACCGGCTTGCCAGCGATCATGCTCCGTTTTTAACCAGCCCAAGTTATAGGGCGTGGTAGTGATTAGCGCCCTTCCCTGATGAATCGACAATCTACGCTGTACGGCCTCCCAGGTATCCAACTTAAATCGGTATTGCCCGGCTTCATCGCACCATACCGCCTTAGCTGTGGCGCTCTCTACACTCTCAGAATTCTCGGCAGAGCAGAAGATAATTCGGGTGCCGTCTGCCATCAGAAAAATCTTTTCTGATTCCCGCCACTCCCCCAGGTGTAGGGTATCCCGGAAGATCTTGAGAAATTCCGGTTTCATTTTCAGATTCAGCAAGGGGAAGGTGGCAGTTACCGCGAGATAATCCCCCGGTCCCTTACGTTCGATTTCCCTCTTGAGCCAGAAAGGAGCCCAGCCGGTCTTACCCCCTTGGGTTCCGGCAATCATGAAAACAAAACGACGCTCGGATTGCAGCGTCGCGTATTGGCCGGGATGGTTGCTGACGCGCAGCACCCCGTCCTTGCCGACTTCCCAGAGCTTATCCAGGGTCCACCTTGGGCGGTAGCATGACAATGGTTTTGACTCCGACCTCGCCGCTATGTTTCACGTCCTGAGTTTCAATCGGTTTCCCCCAGCGGTAGGCGAGCCATGTTTTGATTGCATCCATGTCGCCCATGCCAGCTTTATCAGCCAACTTGCGGATTATATCTGCCACTGG